CAATACAACCTAGAGTAGTGGGACCCCTTTTGTACAAAAGGGGGGATAGGGTCAAAGTTTATTTGGATTTTTGGATTTGGTTCGGGACCCCTGGCCCGTAGGGCCAGGGATAATGGTTAGTCAAGAAGTACCATGTATTCTTTAGGAAAGTTTTCTATAAACCAGTCTAGACCTTTTCTGTGGTCCTCCCAGTTTTGAAATAGTTCGCTGCCCATGATTACATCATAAACAGCAACAGCAAACGCAGGTAGCATACAAGAACCACCACCAAAACGATTGCTAATTTTTTCCTCAGCTGTTGGATCCTCTGGCAATGCAACAGAAAAAGGAAGTTTGTATGTTTTGTTTTTATATTTTATCTCTTTCATAATGATCCTATATTATCCTACTTGCCGGCTTTCGTCAACCTCTATTTTAGTTCTATAATAATAATCATCTGGATCATTCTTTATAACATTGACCGGAGTTTCGAGTGGCTCGGTCCTTGGATGTAACCTAGTGAACTCATCCCAATGTGCATTGAGAAAATCTGTGTAACAACCTTGACTACAAAAGGTTGAGTAATAAGTATTTTCATTCCACCTGTCTTGTTTTATTCTTTTGGTTCTAAGAACTTTGTTGCCCTTAACACCTCTTATCCTATCCTGAGTGTGATTTTCATGACACTTCGGACCATGGCACCATTTATATTCGCTCATACTCTACTCCATAAAATTATGTAGCAAAGTAAAGAGCCACCAACAATTAATAATAAATCTAACAACATTAGTACCTCACTTTCCAATCACCACTTGCTGTTCTATATCCATGACTATCTAAATCATAATAAACATAATAAGCAACTCCATTTTTTGCAACTCCATATCTACTTTTGTCATCATGTTTGCCTTGTCTTGTTATGTGTTTCTTATGCTTGTTTGCATAATAAGTTATATAAAATGTTTTCATCTGTATCCTTTCGTTATAGGGTATCCTATAATAAATAGGATACCCTGTCAAGTATTAATTTATACTTGCTTGTTCTTGCAATAGTCTTTTGGCTATCGCAATTTTTTCCTCTCTTGTTTGTTCAACTTTGTCCTCTAAAAGACTTGCCAAATTTTCAGGGCTATAAACTGAAAGAGCCATACTAGAACTTTCATTTAGTATGCTTTCGTTTAATGCTATCCCTAACTTATCTGCAAGTGATTTTGCCTGATCGAAGTATCTGTAAGATTTAAGACCTAATCTCAACTTCTTCATCTTTTCTTCAACAGTAGTAAATAATTGTTCGTGTTGTGTTGCAACTTGTCCAATTAATTTGTTGAACTCTTTAAAGATATTAAAAGTTGTTTCATCAACTTTGAACTGACGACTATGGCAATAACTTGTACCAATGACCCAGATTTTATCTCGTTCCCACTCGGCTTTTGGTTTTATTATTGACTTGTCCTCGTTTGATGAATTACGAAACCCTAACCATGTATCACACTTATTTTCTTCGTCATAATACTTTGGATTTCGTTTATTGTCCTCGTTCCACCTAACTTGAAAATCAGGATCGCAATTAGCTTTGATTAATTCATCTCGGTAATATGCTCTTGCAAAGCCATGATTATCGTCTAATGAAAAATCAACTCTAACTGTATCCTTGTCCCTTTCGCCCTCGTCATTGATAATATCTGTTTCAAAATTAAAACAGTTATCGTGGTAGAGTTCACCACCTGAAGAACCATATTTATTTGACATGGCTCTAATAGTGTCAACGTCTTGTTGTGGTTGATGTTGTCTAACTACATTTGAAACTAGCGACAACATTTTAACACGCATTTGATTGTATTTTTCTTTTGCCTCTTGAAGTCCTTTATTGAACTTACTATGTTCAATCCAATGGCTTTGAAAAACACCCTCAATAGCTTTTCGCTTTTCTGCGTTTAGTGTTAGTCTTTTTGTCATTTTGTCCTTTCTGTTAATTTTTATTTTTACCACTTGACAAACCCTTTGTCAAGGAGTATATAGGATTATTCCCTTTTGCTAATTACGGAATTAAAAAACTCAAATTAGCTGGGACAACTTCTGGTTGTGGTGCAAAGTAGATTGAAAGAGATCCAAACGCTCGCACAGCTAGAACTGATCCCTGGTTCAGTGAGTACCACAATAGTACGCGTTGCGGGCGAAAGCTGGACCTGGGATCAGATGACTAGAATTAAATAGTTTGAAATATGCCTGACAGAAACGTCAACTGATCCCTGGCTATATACAGGTTAAGCCCTGTTCGAACGGTAAACAATTGTCACCGGGCTTCACTTAAGATCATGCTGTGTGTAGCCTGGGATCAGGAAGCGTCGCGCGATAAAGTAAAATGCGCTACTGGTCCTTTCGTTTGCTTGCGCCGCTGGCAGGGCCTTAACTGGAATTGACTAGACCAGGGCGTCAAGCTTCAAGCAGCAAGCCACAAGCATCAAGCTTGACAAGCTTCAAGCCCGATGCTATAACTATAGGATAACAAAGGAGAAAGACATGAGTAAATCATACCCGATCTGGATCGATGTATCCGGAGACAATTACAAAACATCGAAGAGTTTTGGCAGTCGTGACCACGTCACGCTGGATATTAATGTTGGAAGCTCTGCACGTAACAGCCACGAGCTGGCAAGAGTTAGCATTCATATGCAGGAGGACGAAGCAGGCAACAGGACCTTCGCACTAGCTCTTGACGGGTTAGTGATGCGAAGCGGCGTTATGACAAAAGACAAGAAGTTCTATCACCGTGATCCAAAAGCAGCATGAAGAAGAACCAGCAATTATCTAAACAAGTTGACCAGGTCCACGAGCAGTGGGCCAGGGACAACGGGTATCGCGAGAAGCGACAAGCTGCAAGCCGCAAGCTTCAAGCGCCAAGCTCCTGGAAGAGAGAGCAACAAGCATCAAGCGTCAAGCACAAAGGCTCAAGCTCCAAGCCACAAGCGTCAAGCTCATGGATCATTGACCCTGAAAAAAGTTTCACGGATCTTTGACCGAGGTGCTCTACTAAGATAAATGTATTGTTAGGATGCTTCACGTGGAACGCAATTTGATGTGGACTGAAGCGTACCTTGTTACTCTTCGTAACTTTTAGTTCTACTGTGAAAAAGGTGCCAAAATTATTATAACCCAATAGATCGGGAGTACCAGATAGACTAAGGTTTTCAAGTCTAATCCAACTAATTTTGTTACAATTTTTTTTAAGTTTTTCATATAATTTTCGCTCAGGTTTCAAGGTAACTAGTGCTTTCTATTCCGGTGTGGTTGGAGCGATAATTATCTTTTCCTTAGTAGGTTTTAATACAACACGAATAGAATTTTGTCCAATTATATTTGACTCTTGTACTTCAATTCTTTTAATTTCTTCGAGATGATTATTAACCTGCATGTAGATACGTGCGTTTGATATTGCATTTCCTTTCTTGCCGTCAGTAAATTGATCTAAGTATTGTTGTAGATGTTTAACAAACATTTTTATCTTCGTACTCTTGTAATAATTTTTCTAATCTTTTTACCCTTATTTGTAACTCACCATTTAATTTTTGGTGACTTTCATTTATATTTTCTAAGTCTGCTATTCTATAATTAGAACCATTATTTATCTCCTCTAAATCTTTAACCTTAGATTTTAAATCTTCGATTATCTTTTCCAAGTCATTGTCTCCTTTCTCCATACTTGACTTTATACCAATGTTACCTTAAATTGTCAACATGGGTGTACCAAAAAGACTTACAGAAATGCAAATGAAATTTGCTGAGTGCTATGTATTCGGTGATGAGAACGGACCTATGACTAAGACAGAGGCAGCTATCAAAGCTGGCTACAGCCCAAAAAGAGCTAGACAGGAAGGATCAGAACTAACAAACCCAAAACTATCTCCACTTGTTGTTAAGTACATGGGAGAACTGAGAGAAGAAAGATTACGAAAACATGAAGTAACCTATGAAGGACACATAGCTGAACTTGCAAGACTTAGAGAAGCCGCTTTGAAGAAGGGATCATTCTCTTCAGCAGTGAACGCGGAAGCAAACCGAGGAAAAGCAGCAGGACTATACATAGATAGGAAGATAATAAAAACAGGAAAGTTAGAGGACCTAACAGAACAAGAACTAGAAGCAAAGATGAAACAAATATTAGACGACTACGGACAGTTAATAAATGTAACTCCGACATCTACAACTTCTGAATCTTCTTTACCCACGCCCGAGGAATCATCGTCCGATCCCCAAAAGTAATTTCATTCTCATCTTTATCGTAAGACGCAAATAATTTTATTGACTTACTATCTTTAGAATACAACCAACCTTCATTGACTGGTCTTGCTAATTTCATTTTATCAAACTCTTTGTCTGTAGCCCAGCCCGAGTCACTGACACAGTCAATCCACTCCACTCGGACTCTCGGATAAGGTATATCGGGAGCACCGTCAGCTGCAATTCTTTTTCGTCTTTTCCTAGGCATAAAATTTTATTATCACATGCATCATAATTCGTCCAGTTGCCACATTTGTGCCACATTTGACTCTGCGACCCCTAAATGGGAAAAAATTTTTTTTTGCGCTAAAAAAATAAAAAAAACTTTGAGGTGTCGCAAAGTTACCTTTTTGCTCTAGAAGTGTTGGTATTATTGACGAATACCTGCGACACCCCCCCCGTCGCAAGGGGGTCGCAAGGGTGTCGCAAAGGTCGCAAAATCCGTTCATTTTGGGTTAAATCACAAATGTTCATGGTCTGTTCAAAATTTGCGACACCCTGCCGACACCCTGCCGACACCCTGCCGACACCCTAGGGGTCGCATTAGTCTGCCTCATTTTTGACATAATGTTGCCGCAATGCAGCCAACTTTCCCTCAGTCTCTGAAATTTTTAGTAACAATTTGTCAACTTCACCCGTGATATCCACATGCTCAGGTATGACCATGTTGTTACTATTTAGAGCGTCTATCTTGTATAAAGAATCTTCTATGTCTGCCTCGTATCTCCTTAACATAGTTCTAAATAGATTATCGTTCATCTTTCAACTCCTTGTGTATTTGTTTCCAATCTTCTACTGTCATTTCTTTCTTCAGCTTTTTTTCATCAAACTGTAACTCGTGATACATGTCTAATCGTTTGAGAAACTTGTGCTTCCAAGAACGCAACTCTGGTCCTGAAATTTTAAACTCTTGATAATATAAATCTGGAGTACAAATCATTATAACTCCTTGTTTTATTTGACTATTATGGACATAGTCATGAGCCATGGCGTATGCTCCAATCTGCATAAAGTAGTCTTCAATCCAGTCTTCTCTCTTAGGTCTGTTAGCTTGTTTAAAGTCTACAATAGACTCCATACCATTGTGCATGCAAACCAAGTCAGTAGACCCAGCGTAAAGCCCAGGATAATACAACGTGACTTCCGAGCCATATATTTCTTCAACTGGTGTAAGACCCACATCAATAACTTTTTTGGCCATGGCTTTCGCCTTCTGTCCGAGTTCTGTAAGATCATCGTAGCCAGTTCCTTGCACGTAGTGCTCCAAGAATTTGTGCATACTAGTGCCCCGTTTACTAGATAAGTTCTTGATTCTGTCTGCTTCTTGTTCTCCAACTTTGGCCTTCCAATCTTTTAAGAATTGTTGATTTTTGGTAGCGCCTAATATCGTAGTTACAGACGGAAGTCTAGCACCATTTACATCATAGGTCCGTGTTCCGTGGTCCTCGTGTCGTGTGCCGGTAACATAGGAGTATTTATTACTCCACTTTATCGGTTTACCAATGCTGTGAAACTCATCTAAATCTTTATCTTCCATCATCATTTTAAATTATTTATTACGTAATATAGTATTATAAGACCTATTAACAAACAGACCATGTTAAAACTAAACATACCAAACCCATATTCAGCAGTCATTTACCTACACTCCTTTTCCATTTATTATAACCCTTAGACCAACTTTCCTTCTTTTCTTTTAATATTCTACCATAGTTAGGCCAGCCAAAGTCATCGTGTGATTCGTCCTCGTACCGCCAACGTATAACACCGGTTGATGAATTACGTTCAAATATTTTACGTTTCATAGTTTTCTTTTCAACTCTTTTAAATACTCTTCATCTTCCATACTTTGTTTAGATCTTAATATATAATATCTATGAAAATTTTTATCTTGAAAGTATTCGTTTATAATATCTGGTCTCACTTGACCGGTTACAATACAGTCATAAATATTTTCATAATCTTTTACTTTTACTTTCATTCTAATGCCATCGCTGTTCTATAACTATCTAAATCTACTACTTTACCATCAAACACTTTACCTTGATAGTGATCTATTATCTTTTGTATCTTTGGTAATTTTACGTGTGAGTATGGAAACATCATACAACATATCTTATATGCTTCTCTTGAACTACAACGCCATCGCCATTGCATACGTCTACCCATTTGTTTCTTACTTGGTGGTTTCTTACAGACAGTGCCAACACCCAAGACTTCATGCACCCATCTAATTATAGATTCTTCTGTCATGTTCATCTCTAGTGTTATCTTCCAAGTAGGATATGCTTTCTTTTGTCCTTTTCTTTGCTTTGGATATTGTTTGTAAATGACGTGTCCCTCGCCATCAAACAATCCCGCTATATATGCTGCTTCAGTTTCTTTCATGTGTTATTATCCATCTTAATGTTGAAGTCATAGGATCAAAACCGTCAAACTCTAACTTAGTGCAACTTGTTAGAAACATGACTATCATTAATAAGATCAGTCCTTT